GGTTTGGCAGCGGCGACACCCTCAGTGGTACTCTGGGTGGGGGTGAAGACCCCGAGTCTGCCCTTACTGGCGCCCTCGCAGCCATCTTCTATTCGACTAATGAGACGACGACTTTCGCCCTCAGTGGTAACATTCTTTACTCCACCGCTACAGACTGGGGTACGGGTGACCCCACACAGTCCCTAGACACTGTAGTGAAGGCAGTTGGTCCCGGTCGCGAGTTCAAGATGCACATCGCTAACTATAAGGGAACCTCGAACACCGATATTACCTTTAACTTTAACCGCGCCGACTCCCGATATATCCGAAAGGTGTTCAACACAAACCCTCAACTGGGTAATGAACAGACCACTGCCGCCGCGGATAGAGAGAAGTACTTCCTGGGAGAAACGTTTGATCGTCACCTTGCGAGCAACATTAGTGCCGATAGTGCCAACAACACCTTCGCCGCACTTGTGAAGATCGAGAAGACTTCCGGAACTGCCGCCTCGGGCGGAGACTTTAAGCAACAGCTTCAGTCTGCTCAAACACCGCAAGTCATTAGTTCGCGCATGTCGCCAACAGATGCTCCGGTGAACTTGTTCAACTTCGTAGCGCTGGATGAGCCTGGAGACTGGTCTAACCGTAACATTAAGATCTCGATTCAGGACATTAGGCGCTCCACTAACGACAGCACTGATTATGGTACTTTCTCTGTGGTTGTTCGTCACTTGAGTGATAGTGATAATGTTGTGCGCGTTATTGAACAGTTTAACAACTGCGATCTTAACCCCGACTCACTGAACTATGTAGCACGGAAGATTGGTACGCAGTACCGTGAGTGGGAGCCTACATCCCGTCGGTACCGCACCCGCGGCGACTGGCCCAATAACTCTGCATACATTCGTATCGCGATGAACAGCGGTGTGGATGCCGGTAGTACTAACTCCTCTCTCTTGCCGTTTGGTTTCCGTGGTATGGTCAAGTATGACGACGAGCTACTCGACGCAGCCGGTAACGGCAACTGGGTCTCCGCTTCGGCAACCGTTCCTGCTCTCCACGTTGCAGCTGGTCCCTTTATTGTGTCCGGCTCGGGTGCTCTTACAGCCTCGGTGCTTTACCCCGCTCCTGAGCTTCGTTTGAGTGCGAGCGCGGGTAGTCTTTCAAACCCAACCGATGCATACTTCGGTCTGCAGACTGCCCGCTCTGCCGGCAGTACCGTGTTCGCTCGATCCACAATTGATTTGATGCGTCCTCGCGGCGGCAATGTAGGTGCCATGTTCAGTGAGACAGCTGGAGCCAAAACAGAGCGTTCGGTTACATTCACACTCGATGACATTTCTGGCTCCGGCGTGTGGTCAAGTGGATCGCACACTAGCGACTCGCTTACGTTTGTGAACGGTGCTGTAAGCGGCGTCCTCGATCAAGGCTACGATCGCTTCACAATCCCAATGTACGGTGGCTTCGACGGTGTTAACATTACAGATATGGATGCCTTCGCCAACATCAACATCGGTAGCTCCGAGACAACTAGCTATACCCTCAACACCATCCGCCGGTCGATCGATTCGATCTCCGATCCGGAAACCGTAGAGATGAGCTTAGCCACCATCCCGGGACTAACCCACGAGGGACTTACCACACACTTGATTAACACATGCGAAGATCGCGCCGACGCACTGGCGATCATCGATCTTCCTGGTGCCTTCACACCCAGAGAGGAATCAGATGCAGTAAGTCGCGAGAACCTACCTAGCACAATCACAAGCCTGATTAATGGCATGCGCTCTAGAGGACTTAACTCTTCTTACGGTTGCACCTACTACCCATGGGTTCGCGCCAGAGACACCATCAATGGCGCTTTCCTCTGGTTGCCCCCGTCCATCCCCGCACTGGGCACGCTCTCAAGCTCCCAGCGCAAGACGCAGGTTTGGTTTGCTCCAGCCGGCTTCAACCGCGGCGGACTGACAGAGGGCTCCGCTGGCATCCCAGTGGTCGATGTGGCTCACCAGCTACGCCGCAAGGATCGCGACGATCTCTATAGCGCAAACATCAACCCGATTGCCAAGTTCCCCGCAGAGGGCATTGTAATCTTCGGTCAGAAGACCCTTCAGGTTACGCCTTCCGCTCTGGACCGTATTAACGTCCGGCGCCTGATGATTTTCGTCAAGAAACGCATTTCGCAGATTGCAGCCGGCTTGCTCTTTGATCCGAACGTCAAGCAGACATGGTTGCGTTTCTTAGCGCAGGTTAATCCCTTCTTGGCAGATGTAAAAACAAACTTCGGTTTGTCCGATTTCAAGGTTGTACTCGATTCAAGTACAACAACCCCCGATTTGATCGATAGAAACATTCTATATGCTCAAATCTTCTTGAAGCCAACTAGAGCTATTGAATTCATCGCAATCGATTTCAATATCTCACGAACCGGAGCATCGTTCGAGGATTAAAAAATGTGGGAGGTTTATTCCTCCCTCACTATATAATATAAGAATTACAGGAGACTATTTAAATGCCATTTTGGACAAGCGCACTATCCGAGCCTAGACGATCACATCGCTTTTTGCTCACCCTACCCAACCTCGTGTCAGCCGACGGAGCACATTCATACCAGCAGTACCTTGCCAAGACAGCAGGAAAGCCCGCGTATCAGATATCAAGCAAAGAGCACAAGTTCTTGGGCAACACATATCACTACCCGGGGATTGTAACATGGCAGCCGGTCAGTATTCAAATTGTCAACGCCGTAAACCCAGACGGTAACCAGATTCTTATGGATGCCCTCGCTGGCTCCGGATATTTACAGCCCGATGTGCAGGAAGACGCTTTCTTTAACGTATCCCAGTCCCCCTCCACCGTCAACAAGGCCGCCGCCCTCCGCGTCGTCGGCGATGTTACAATCGAGGAGCTGAATGGCGACGGCGGACTCATCGGTACATGGAGACTTCAGAACTCTTTCATCACAGACGCCAAGTTTGGCGATCTTAACTACGATAATGATGATTTGCTTAACATTGACATCACTTTCAGGTATGATTGGGCTGAGTATGAATCTGGAGCGGCTGTTGCAGCTGCAGTGGACCTCTAAGATCGAAAGAAGGTGACTTTTGTCAAGAAGAAATAATAATGAGCGGCTCGGCGCACCGCACCCCGACGCGCCAACACCCCCTTTAAATAACGAGAACGATCTCTTTTCGTTCGTGAGCCCCACAGAGTTTGTGGATCTCCCTAGCGGCGGAAAGTACTATCCCCCCAATCATCCCCTATGTGGTGTTGAAACAATTGAGATCCGTCACATGACGGCAAAAGAGGAGGATATTTTAACATCCGAGACTCTTCTAAGAAAGGGAATTGCTATCGATAGACTCGTTCAATCAATATTGGTTGATAAAACGATTCCCCCTGAGTCCTTCCTGGTGGGGGATAAGAATGCCATACTGGTTGCGTCGAGAATCACCGGCTTTGGTCCATTCTATGAAGTGACATTCCCGTGTCCCGCTTGTAGCGAAACAACAGCTCATGAAGTTGACTTGTCTTTGCTGGAATTAAAGGACACAGACACTTCCGACGTCGATCCTACTGAGGATGGTACATTTATGATAACGTTGCCGTCAACCGGCATCAACGTAGAGATTAAATTGTTGACAGCTCGGGATGAGAAGTTTATTTCAAGACAATTGGAAGCTCGAAAGTCCAAAAAGCAGCCGGAAAATGCAGCCACCCTTATGTTGAGTTCGCTAATCGTATCTGCAAACGGCGTAACAGACCGCGAGCAGCTTAATAAGTTGACTGGACTGCTGCCAATCAAGGATTCTAAATATCTTCGTAGGACTTATGAGAAGATTATGCCCGACATTGACATGAATTTAGATTTTCAGTGTAATAAGTGCATGCATGGAGAAAAGGTGGTAATGCCGTTAACGGCAGAGTTTTTTTGGCCTAAGCAGTAAATACCAAGAAGCGGTGTATGAGGAGTTTTTTGCTCTGAAGCATTACGGAGGATGGTCCTTCGTTGAAGCATATAATTTACCGATCGCTCTGCGTCGCTGGTTCGTCAATCGACTCGTAGAAGAACATAAGAAGCAAAATGAAGTAAATGAAACAGCAAGCCGCAGCTCTTAGTTGCGGCTTTTGTTGTGTGTGACTATTTACTATATCTCTAGAGGATTTCGCAATGATAAAGAAAGAGACAATTAATTTAAACCAAAAAGGCAAAACGCTTAATGAGGTTTTTTTCTCCCAGTTCGCCGGGAAGGTAGAGCGAATGCTATTGGATCTTTATGCCGGCGGTATAAATGTGCCGTTGAGCCTGATAGGAACTTCAAAACAAGTTGAGAGCTTTATGACAGCACTGTCTAAAG